GATACGTACCCGATCGAGTACGTATCGGCGGCGTCGAGCGTCCCGGCGCCGTTCGGGTTCACGCTGATCGCGGTCTCCATGCAGATGTATGGCGCCGAGCCGCCGCGCATGAAGGCTTTGCACATCTCGACGACCGCCGCCGACTGGGCGAATGGGAACGTGCCGCCGATGATCGTCACGCCGCCGCGCGATCCCCACGGCGCGATACTCGGGCTGGTCGCGGGCCCGCTCCCGAAGACGCTCCCGCCGTCCCCGAAGATGCCGTATTTCCAGCGGCCGAACCATGAGCCGTTGGCGATCGCCGTGCCCTTATCGACGGCGGCGATGTCGATCCAGTCCTCCTCCGAGGTGAGGACCCGCCCGTCGAGGATTCCCTGGTTGTTGATCACGTTCCCGCGATGGAGACGGGAGTTCATGTACTTCCGGACCGCCTGGGAAGCGCTTGAGACCTTCGCGCGCGGCGCCTTGAGCCATGCGACGAAGTCGCCGAGCGCCTTGAAATCCTGGGCTACCGAGGCTGCGTTCGCCGCGTCTCCGTCGGACGGGAGCGACAGCAGCGGGTAGTTGTCCGGGTCGGGGGTAGCGGCTGGGGCCTGGGTCGCGGTCGGGTCCGGGGTGTACGTCGACGGCATGCCGCCAGTCTACGCTGGGGCCACGAACCGTGTCACGCCCCCGCCCCAGACGCGCCCGAGGTCTCCCCATTCGACACCCAGCGGCCAGCCCCATGTCGGGCCCGAGACGACGACCCACGAGCCGAGGAACCGCGCCTTACCCGGCTTCCAGGTGCGGACCAGCGCATTGAGCAGCTTGGCCGAGGGGTCGCCGTCCTGGAAGACGCTCCCGATCGGCGGCGTGAAGTCCGCCCCGAAGAGCAGGCCGAAGTAGTGCCACGATCCCGCCGGAGCTGCCGGGTTCGGATCGAAGAGGCCGAGGTGGTCGACGAAGGTCGGCGTCCCCCCAGTGAGATAGGACAGCGTCCGCGTACGCTGGATGATGTGAGCCCCATCCGGATCGCCAGCGGGGAAGCCGGCGCGGGTCAGCGCGCGCAGGAGGCCGGGGTGGCCGCCTCCGAACGACCAGCCGTCGACGCCATCCCAGACCGTCCGGAGGCGCTCGGCGAACGCCTGGTCGAGCGGTCCGCCGTCGTCGGCCGGCGCCTCGGTCACAGCGCGCGGGAGGATCCGGTCCGTGGCGACGTAGTCGAGCGCGTCTGGGGGGCCGACAGTCGGCAGGCCCGCTACCGCCGCCTGGCGCGCGCGCTCGAATTGAATGTCCTTCTCGCCGCCGTAGACCCGCTCGATGGACAATAGGAGCGGGCCCTTCCGCCCGGCCGGCGTCTTCGACTGATAGTCGCGGTATAGCGTTCCCGTGACCGAGACCTCGGCCTCGTCCGTCGCGCTGTTGCTGTCGGTGACGACGACGAGGTCCTCCGCCGGCCCCGTTGCGCCGGCTAGGTACTCGCCCGTGGAGCCGTTCAGCGAGGCGCCGGACCGGTTGCCGCCCGGCGGGAACGAGAAGACGTAGCCCGATCCCGAGCCGCCCGAGGCCGAGAACAGCACCTTCCCGCCGGGGACGGAGATCAGCCGCCGCGGCGAGATCGTCGGGTGGGCCGGCGCCGCCGGCAACGTGATCGGCAGGGAGGGGAACTTCGCCTTGAGGGCGACCGCGGCGTAGTAGATGGTCGCCGCATCGATGCCCCAGTCGAAGATGTAATCAGCGAAGCGGCCGCCGTGCCACTGGCCGTTCTGGTCGGCGACTTGGTCGACGGTCCCGTAGGTGAAGAAGTCGTTGTCCGGGTGGCCGCTGTCCGCCGCCGGCATCGTCGTCGAGATGATCGGCGTCGTGAAGTCGTTGACGAACACTTTCAGCGTCGCGCCGTCGAACCACGTCATCGAGACGGCGGCGACGCCGTCCCAGGCCCCGCCGTCGCCGCCCGCCTGGGGCGGCCCCCGGAGCGTATCGGCGGTGTTGTAGCCGTTGCGCCAGTTGTTCGAGAACAGGAACCAGCCATCGGCGTCGACGAGCGGCTCGACGTTGAACAGGCACTCGAAGTCCTGGTGGCCGCCGCCGGTCGTCGTCCCGAAGCGCATCAGTGTCCCGCCCGTGATGTTGAAGAACGCCGAGGCGTTGCGGGGCCGGAAGACCGAGATCGCCGTGCGCGGCTGGTGCTCGCCCGCGCCGAAGCCGAAGTTGACTCCGCTCCGGTTCTTCAGCTTGACGTGCGACCCCGACCCGAGCGCGATCAGGTAGACCGGCTGCGTCGCCGTCGGGTAGCTCAGGCCCGGGACGCCGTCCAGAGACTCGACGCCCAGGTCTGGGCCCGGGCTCCCGGGCTCGGCGAAGAGGTCTGGGTTGCCGCCGAGCGCGGACTGGTTGTGCCACGACAGGAAGTGGCCGGCGCCGTCGTCCGAGACGCCGACGTCTCCCTCGACGGTGAGCACCCGGCCGGTCGTGGGCATCGCGGCGGGAGGCATCAGACGAGCACCCAGTCGAGATCGTCGGCGAGGAGACCGCTCGGAACCGGAACCTCCGCCGAGGAGAGCGTCACGTCGGCGGCCGATCCGTTCAACTTGGCCCCGGTGAAGTTCGTCGCGCCCGCATTCATGACCGCCTTGGTGAGCTGCTCGAGGAAGACCTCTGCGCCGACCTTCGCCGCCGAGAGGTACGCTACCCAGGCGGCGTTCGCGGCCACCTTCACCGCCGCCGCCTTCGCCGCGGGGACGGTGGCTGTTCCAGCGGGCGTGATCGTCGCGTTCGATGCGTTCTGCACCGTGACGTAGTCCGTGATCCCGAGCCGGGAGCGGACGTAGGCCTGGATCGTCGTGACGTCGCCGCCCGGGATCGCCCCGCTCGCGCCGGCGACCGTGAAGATCACGCCGCCCGAATTCGAGTTATCTGGATCGAGTCGGTAGCGGGTCGTGCTGGTGACCGCCGCCTTCGCCCACTCGACCAGGGTCTCCTCGTCCGGCGTCGCGTCGACATCGGGGAGGCGGGCGGCGCAGCGGTCCTTAACCGAGGCATCGGTCTCGGCGTCGGCGCCGACCTGAGCGACCAGGGAGACGACCTTGACGGCAGCGGAGAGGACGGTAACGCCCGGGAGCGAGGTCTCCAGCGTGGCGACGAGACCGCGCATCTGGCCCGGGCTCATCGAGGACATGTCGATTGCGAGCGTGCTCGACGTCGAGAGCGTCCCGCCGGTAGCGGCGACGTAGCGCGCCTGGTTCGTATCGCGCGCGATGAACCGTCCGATCGTGATCGCGTACGGGCCGTGGTCCGCGTCGCAGGCGAGGACGACCGCCTGGATCGCGACCGCCGCCGGATCGCGGTCGACATCCCACTGAGCGTGGGCGACCTCGGTCAGCGACTCCTCCTCGGCCGTAGTCGCGAATCGCTCCGCCGCGACGCCGGGGATACCGCCGCCGCCAGCGTCGGAAATGACTAGGGCTTCTAGCTCCAGCATCGTCCGGAGGATGGCGCCCGCATACCAGTTCGTGACCTTGTTCTCCGGCACGTCTAGGCCGGCGAGGACGATCGCCTTGGCGTCGTCGATCGTGACTAGCGGGAGGAGATCGGCGAGCGCGACCGTCACGTCGGCACCCAGGTAAGGCTCGTCGCCAGGCTATCGCCAGCCGCCAGGACGGGGACCATTCCCTCCGGGATCGCGATGTCGTCCGTCCCGCCGTTCAGCGCCCCGTCATCGACGTCGTCGGCGCCGGCGTCGGTCACGATCTGAATCAGGCGCGCATACTCGACGGCCTGGTCGCCGTTCCCGAGCGCCACCCTGCCGAGGTAGGAGAGCCACGCATCACTGGCCGCGACCTTCGCCGCCGCGAGCTGCGCAGCCGGCACGAACGCGGTCCCGGCGGCCGCGATGGCGAGCGGGCGTGCGGACTGGGCGATCACGCGCTCGGCAGGGGAAGGCGTAGCGGTCGCGGCCGGGACGCCCTGGTAGCCGCGCAGCCGGGGCGCGATGAATGCCTGGATTGCGCGTAGCGCGGCGGGCGAGGCGGGCCCTACTGAGCTGGCGGCCGTGACGATAACCAGCCCGGACGTGAACGGATCGGCGTCAACGAAGACGCGCGCGACCTCGGGCGACGCCGCGCGCGCGAGGAGTTCGATCGCCCCGCCGAGCATCACGCGCGTGATCTGCTGGTGCCGCTTCGCGCACATCGCCGCGAACACCGGCCCGTCCTCGACGTCGGCGCCCTGGAGAGCGACGTCGGATCCGACCATTAGGACGAAGAGGTCGCCCTTACGGAAGCTGGGGGACGCCTGCCCGTTCGCCATCGAGATCGTCGCGCCGCCCGGGATCACGGTGGACGCCTCGAGGGGACCGCCCGGCGTCCACGACCCGCCCGGGATGATCCAGGACCAGGCGCCGCCGCCGAGATCACCCGCGGTGTCGATCCGGACGACCACCGACGCGAAGCTCGGCGCCGTCGCCGGGGACGTGAACGACGCCGAGATCGTACCGCCCGAGCTGCCGAGCAGGATGGCCGGCTCGAACTCGAACGGCCGGATATTCGAGCACTGGACGCCCGCGCGCGCCGTCACCATCTCGGTAATCGTTCCCGCCGGATCCGCGTAGGCCGCGCCCGCCGCCTCGGCCTCGAAAGGAAGAACGAGGGCGGTGCTTCCATTCGAAGCCCCTGCCGGCAGGACCTTCGTCCCGTCGAAGTGGGCACTCTCGACGTTGACGTTGACGTACCGCCGCCCGGTCGCGGGCGAGCGCACGATCAGGTCGCCTGGATCGAAGTCGTAGGCGGGCTGAGCGGCGCCGGCCGTCGAGTAGAGCGCGATCCACTTCCGGGTCTTGGATGCCGGCCGGAGCGTCATCCGGTAGACCTCTTGGCCGAGGTATGAGAGCCACTTCCCGTCGACGTCGTCTGCGGTCGCGAGCGTCCCGCCCTTCGCGATCGCGGCGACGCGCTTCGCGCAGAATGCCTGGATCGCGACCGCGACGGCCTCGACACGAAGGTTCTCCATCCCGATCGGCGCGCCCGCCCACGACCCGGTCGGGAGGCCCGCCTCGAGCAGCCGCGCGCGTAGGCTATCCGCGATCGCGGTCGTCGTCTCGGGGGCCAGTAGCTCGGCGAAGGTCAGCATTGGCCTACCGGAACGTCACCGTCACGCCGTTGATCTCTCCCGTCTCACCGGCGCCGCTCGATTCGATCGTGACCTTCAAGCGCTTCAGGCCTGTCGGGTTCGAGAACGTCGCCGTAGCGACCGCCTCGACGAAGGACGCGCTGGTCGTCGTGATCGTCGCGATGACGGTCCCGTCGGCAGCTCCGTCTCCGCCGCCGAGGCGCAGGCGGAACGTCGCGGTTCCAGACGTCGCCCGGACCTGGGCGACGAACTCGACGGTGATGCTCCCGGGGAGGGAACCCATGTTGACCTCGCGCTGGCCGACCCAGTTCTCGGTCCCGCTCGCGTCGTCGCTCCAGACGTTGTCGCCGAACGTGATCGACGCCTGCGCGCCACCGCCGGGCCCGGGAGGTCCGGGAGGTCCTACCCCCGACCCGGTGCCGCCGGTCATGATGATCGTCGTCCCGCCACCCGTTGCGGCGGGCGCGGCGGGCGTCGTGGTCGCCTGCTGGACGCCGTTGACCGAGAGGATCTGGACGGTGACGGCCGATACGCCGAGCACGAGCGAGAACGGGCCGGCCTCGGTATCGATCGAAATCTCGATGAGGAGGTGGCTCGTCGCCTGGTTCAGCGTCAGGCGCGCGGTGCAGGTATGGACGCGCTCGTCCTTCCGGCACTCCGCCGCGATCCCCTGCCGCGCGGCCGCCAACTCCGGCGGCGTGAACCCGCCGTTCAGGAGGTTGATGACGTTGTACCCGTAATTCGGGTCGTAGAAGAGCCCGCCCCGATCGGTCGTCAGGCGGTGGTAGAGGTCCTGGGCGAGGCACTCGAACCCGGTGGCGAAGCCCCAGACCGGGTCGATGTCGTCCCGCATCCGGATATCGGTCCCGAGCTCGGATGGGTCGACGAGGGCGACGCTCACGCCGCCAGTGTACCAAAGGCTCGGGTCTAGACGACGTTCGTCTTCTTGGCGAGCAGGACGGCTGGATTCGGCGGCAGGACAGCGCCGGGCGCCAGCGCGTTGATCGCGGCCGCGATCGTGGTCAGGTACGCCATCAGCGCCGTCCCGAGCGGCGGCGGCTGGGTGCCCGCCTTCCCGCCGATGAACGTCGCGCCGGCGTCGAGGATGCGCTCGGCGGGGACGCCGCCGTCGAAGCCTTCAGCGTAGGCCGCGCGCGCCCCATCCCAGCCGACCAGGACGCGACCGCCGGCGACGCCGCTGATGCTCTCGCCCGGGCCGAGCGCCAGCTTGACGTTCCCCATGTCCGGGAGGCCGCTCTCCTCGGGCAGCACATGGATCGTGCCGCCCGATTGCTGGACGACCTTTGCCCAATACCGGAAGCGCTGGTCGAGGCCGGGGGGAACCGCGCGTACGATCGCCGCGAGCGCCGCCTTCAGGCGGTCGGACTGCGCGCCCTCGACCTCGGTCCAGACGTCCGCGATCACCGGCCCGCTGGGAGCCACCCGGAACTGCGCACAGGATACGCGGCGCCCGTCGAAGGTCTTCCCTACGATATCGACCGGCGCGTCGAACAGGTAGCGGGAGGAGCCGTCCTCGATGGCGTCCTCGGCCAGCTCGAAGGTCGCGGGATCAATCCCGGCGTCCGGCCAGGTCTCGACCCCGACCCACATCGCGCCGAGGGGCGTCATCCGCCATGCCGCGTCGGGGGCCACGCGGGCGAAGAGGGCCGCGAGCGCCGCGCCCACCGGAATTGCCGGGGTTGTCCAGTCCCCGATCGGGCGCCCAAGCACCGCCGGCTGCGCCGTGGCGTCCAGGACCTCGCCGGCATCGCGTAGGAGGTCTCCCAGGACGACGCCCAGCGTGGCCCCGGGGCCGTAACGCTTCGGCCGGGCGGTCGTCCCCAACCCGGCCGCCCCTGCCACCACGCGCAGCCTGGCGACGTCCAGGAAGTCGCCCGACCGGATCGTCGTGCCGCGGTAGGTCAGCGCCCCGTCGTTGATCGATACCTCGATCAGCCCCGAGGTCCGGGTTACGGTCGTTTCGAGCGGCGCGTCAACCAGGAGGTCGGTATGCCAGGCGCCGACCCGCGGCGTGTAGAGGCCGGTGTCCAGGACCGGGAGCCCGTTGGCGGTGACGATGGCCACCGGCTACTGGCCTTCCGGCGGCTGCGGCGGCGGGCCCTGGAGGCGGAGGTTCTTCTTGTTCGACGACGGAGCCGGCGGCGGCGCGTTGGACGGTTCGGTCCCCTTGTTGAACCGGAGCGACTTCACGACCGTCACGGCCGACGTCGCGCTGACCGTCTTCGACTTCTTTGGGATGACGAACTCCTGGAACTTCAGCTTGAAGACTTTCGACCCCTCGAACGGTCCGTTCTCGCCTGGCGGCATCCCGATCAAAACGGCCTGGTTGATCTTCATCCTGTCCAGGTCCGGGTGGCTTACCTCGAGGGCTAGGTCGGTATCCTTCGGGTTCGCCTTCTGCCCGCGCCAGAGAGCATCGCAGACGTCCTGGAAGACATCCCACTGGTCCGGGGTCGCGATCACGCACCAGATCTCGAACTGCTTCGGGTCGTAGCCGCCGAACGTCACGCGCGCGCCGGTATGCCCCTTCGCCTTCTTGACGATCAGGTCGATGGACGCGACGCCGAGCCCGTGGAGCTCGCAGATACCGGGTAGGACCATCCCCGCGACGATGAACGTATCCCAGACGTCCCCGGCGTAGAGCGATCCCTCGGCGCAGCTCTGCCCCTTGTCATTGAGCCCCCAGAAAGCCGCGCCCGCCATCAGCGTCCCGCTCCCATCTCGGCACCGATCTCTTCGAGGAGGCTCGTCAGCACCGGGCGGAGCGTCGTCGTGAAGGCGCGCGCCGCCTCCTCCATCGAGCCCCGATCCGAGCCGCCGGCGTGGACGTCGACCCGGTCGATGCGGACCGAGACCGAGACCGGCGCGCCGCCGCCCGCGCTCGCCCCGCCGCCAGCGCCGCGCGGGGTCCGGATCATGTCGTCGACCGCGCGCGCGACGTCGCCCTGTCCGCCGCGGAGGCCCATCGAGAAGCCTGCGGCCGCCATGCCGCCGATGTCCTCGAAGACGACCGAGGGGGAGTTCGTGTCCAGCGTCTCGCGCGCCGTCTTCGGGGCGACTGCTGCCATCGAGGCGGCGCTGCTCTCGACCGCCGGATGCGACTTGTCGAGGCCGACCGCGAGGCCGTCGCCGGCCGCCTGGCCGACCATGTGGAACTTGCTGTGCCACGCCTTCGCGCCGCCGCCGACGTCGATGCCCTTGTCGAGAAACGCCGGGTGCTCGTCGTCCTTTTCGGCGCGATCCTTGGCCGCCTTCTGACGGCGGTCGAAGTCGTCGAGGGCCGCGTTCTTCGGCTTCGGGCCGTAGATAAGATCATGCATCTCGTGGAAGCCGCGGATCACGCGTTCGACCGCCTCGATCGTCGGCTTGATCGCGCCGAGCATCGCTTCCAACGCCGGGACGACGTCCTCGACGATGACGTTCGCCATCTCCTCGAAGTCGATGCCATCGACGATGTCGGCGAAGGTCCCGAGCGCGTGCTCGAGCGCGGCGAAGATCCGCTTGCCGACCGGGCCCTCGGGGTCGAGCTTCTCCAGCATCCGGCCGAGCGCGGCGCTCACTCGATCGAAGGCTTCCGTCTTCCGGAGCTTCTGGAATACCTCCTCCGGGATATGCCGGAGGTGCAGCATGCGCGCCTCCATCGTCTGACCCGCGCGGAGCCCGAGGTCGCCGAGGATCTTGTCGGGCCCGGCGATGACCGCGAGGAGGTCGTCCTTCGTCAGCTTGCCGTCCGTCATCTCCTTCTTCAGTTGCTTGACGGACATGTGCGCGAACTTCGGAAGCGTCCGGAGCTGGTCGATCCCGATCGAGAGGCCGCGAAGCTGGCGCGTGTCGACCATGCCGGTCAGCGACGCGCGCGAGAGCGCCTGGATCGCTCGGCCCATCCCCTCCAGCTTGTCCGGGCTCTTGGCCGCGACGTCGAGGCCGGCGGTCAGGAACTTGTCGAGGTCCTCCGCCGCGACGCCAGCGTTCAGGAGCGACTTCCCCCAACCCTTGAGTTGGACGTCCGTGAACTCGGTCAGGCCGTTGATCTTCTCCAGGTACTCGACCATCTCGGAGCCGCCCTCTTTACCGAGGGAAAGCTCGAAGGCGAGGTCCATCCGCTCCGCCGCCGCCGCCGCGTCGAGCGCCTCCTTCCCGATGTCGAATAGCTTCTCTACGATCTTCTCGCCGATCTCGAAGGCCATGACGAGGCCGAGCGTCTCGAGGAGGTCGTGAACCTCGTTCTTCGCGTAGTTCACGGCGTGACCGACGCCGCCGAACTCGTGCCGGATCTTGTGCTCCAGGCTCTCGGCGTGGCGCCCGCCATGGACGTTCAGCTTCTCTAGCGTCTTCTCGAACTCATCGACCTTCTTGGCGCCGTGCTCGAGGGGCCCCGTCGGGACGTCGATCTTGAACTGGTATTCGAGCGACCCGTCCACGTCAGCCTCTGCCCATCATACACGCCCGAGGCCCAGGGCGATGCGCTGGACCTCCGCCTCCAGGAGCGCGCCGGCGGTCGCCCGCGCGGACGGCTCACCGTCCTCGTCGAGTTCGTTCCGGCGGAACGCCATCAGGGCTTCGGCGTGGCGCAGCACACTGCCCTGCGCCGCCTTGACGGCGTCTACAATTTTTTTGAGGTCACTTCGGTGAGCGCGCCGGTACTCGCGTTGACCTCGCCGGCCCAGCGGAAGAACAGGCCGGGGCGGCGATCGAGCTGGGCGCTCAGCCCCTTCTTGTCGGGGTAGAGGACGCACGAATCGAGATAGAACTCGGACGCGAGCGTTGCGCCGTCCTTCTCCTCGCGCTTCGCGAAGTACATTCGGAACTGAGGCCGCGTCGGCGTGCAGTAGACCACCCACTCGCCGAACTCTTTTGCCTCGGCTTGGCGTACTTCCTTGCCGGGGTTCTCGGCCTTTATGCGGTCGATGATCGCCTGGCGCGCTTCGGGATCGGTCTCGGTACCGGGAACAGTGGCGGTTGATTCCATGCCGCCCACGGTACCGGACGCCCGCCGCGCCCGTCAAATAGCTTGGGCCCGCCGACACCTTTCCGGGTGAGCCGGCGGGCCCGTTTTTTTGGTAGTCCGTTGCCGCTACGTGGCGGCGCCGACGTTGCCGAGCGGCGTGTTCTCGAAGACCGCCCCGACGCCGTCCTTCAGGACGTTCATCACGTCGAGGTCGACCGAGACCTCCACGGGGTCGTCGTTGCTGGTCGACGGCTCGGCCGAGATCTTCGCGACGCGGCAGCCGACGCCCACCCAGACGGTCGTCCCGAGTTCGCGCTCATAGAGCGTCCCGATTAGGGTCCACGATACCTCCATGAAGCCGCGCGCGCGGGCCGCGCCGAGAAGCGCCAGCTTGGTCTGCAGGAGGTTCCAGTCCTCCATCCACATCTTCAGGGTCATCTTCGGCTCGAACTTGCCGCGGGTGCGGACCTGCGGCAGCGCGCGCCCGCCCCAGGCCTTCCCCGGGGTGAGCGACTGTTCCACGGTCCAGCCCGTCCAGCCGACGATGCGGTGATCCGCCTCGGCAACGATCAGGTCGACCGAGGTCCGAGAGTAGCGGGCCCCGGCGACATCCGGGTACGACAGGATCGGGATCATCGGCATGGCAGCTCCTTACACGAGGCCCGGGTTCAGGAACCCGATGTTCACGGTGATGGTTCTGGCGTATCCCTTCGGCGTCACGGAGACCGCCACGTCGAGGTTCGCCGTGATCAGGATGTTGTTCGTCCGGCTGACGTGGCTCGTCACCGCCGTCGCGTCGGGGGGACTGGTCGTGATCAGCCGCGCCGTGAGGGCCGCGTTCAACCGGCTCTCGATCTTCACCGCCTCGGGGTCGAAGATCGTCCCGTCGTCCTGGTTCACCAGGAGGTCCTTGTTCAGGTAGTTCACGATCACGCCGACCGTCGTCGTGCAGGCGATGTCCATCACCCGGCGGTTCATCACGGTCGCGAAGTCCGACCCGTAGTTCGCCATCATCAGGCCGTTCTTGACGAAGAATCCGGCCTTGGTCGGGCGCGACGTCATCACCGTGAACCGCTGCGTGGCAAGGCCGGGCGTACTGGCCTCGTTCCGGTAGATCGAGCGGACGTTCTTGATCTCGCCGCCGCCGACGAAGCCGGGGTCCTGCGAAGGGTTCGTCGCCGCGAGCCGCGACGCCACGACCGTCGCGCAGTTGCGCCGGATGACCTGCGCCGATCCGAGCGAGGAGACGTGCGCGACGTCGCCGACGCAGACCATCACGCGCGGGTTCGCGAACGAGACGAAGGCCGTCCCGATCGTCGTATCGCCCTCGGTCTGGGGGCAGGCGACGATCGCGAACATGTATCGATAGGCCACCTCGAAGGCGTTCATCGAGGTCGCGACCGTGGCCGAGAGGCTCGCCGCCGCCGCCGCACTGGCCGCCGCGCCCGCGATGTTCACCGCCATATAGGTGTTGGCCGAGTTCCCGATCGCCGTCAGCGCCGCCGTGACGTCCGACCCCGAGAAGCCGGCAGAGACCGCCGTCATCTCGTAGGTGTCCGCCAGGACGAACGTCGACGCGAAGGTCAGGACCACGCCGGTCCCGGGGATGACGTAGACGCCCGCACCCGGCACCAGGATCGGCGCCGAGGTGGTGTTGCCCGTCTGGCCGTCGACCGAGACCGTGAAGACCGCAGCGCCGAGCGCGCCGGCCGTCGTGATCGCCACGAACACGTCATAGGCGTCGAGCGGGCTGCTGGCGCCGGTGACCCAGCCGAGCGTCCCCGCGCCCGTGAGGCTTGAGGTGCCGTCCGTGTTGAACGTCCAGATATCCCCGCCCGTGTACGTCTGGGAGGAGAACGTCAGGACCGTCAGCGTCCCCGGGACCAGCTTCGGGAAGCTCGTCACCGTCGACGTGAACACGGTCCCGTAGGCGCCGCCATCGACCGAGAACTGGACCGTCATCGTGGCGAGCGCGCCGCCCGTGACGATCTTCGCGCGGATGATCTTCGCCGGCGCCAGCGACGCCGTCACGGTCCCGGCTCCGGTCCCGGTGTGCGTCGTCGAACTGACCGATCCCGCCACGCTCGGGTTCACCGGGCAGGCGAAGCAGGGCCCCGCGACCGCCAGGGTGTCGCCGACGTTCTCCGTCAGCGGCCCGTAGCCGAGCGTCGAGACCGCGGTGTTGATGTCCCCGAGTCCGTACACGGTGTTCACCGTCCCGGAGGGGCTCACGCCCGCGTGGACGAGCGCATTCGGGATGCTCGCCGGCAACGCGCCGAGCTGCCCGTCCAGGATATTCAGGGTGATGTCGGACATGGGGATCTCCTATCGGTAGACGCTGAGCTTCTCGGACGCCGCGACCGCCGCGTCGAACTCTTTGCCCGTGAGCTCGAAGCCGATCGGCCAGTTGTTGACGATCTGCGCACGCGCGAAGATCGCGAACTTCTCGTTGTGGACCGGCGGCAGCTTCGCACCCGGGCGGTGGGCGGGCGGCGTCGCGGCCTTGAACTCCGGCAGCATCCCGCGTTCGAAGGCGATCTTCTCGACCGCGCGCTTCACGTCGGGGGCCGGCGGCGCGGCCTCGGCGTCCGGGTCACCCTTGGAAATCTTCTCGGCCTTCGCTTCGCTCTTGACGTCGCTCATGTGGTGATCTCCGGGGTGATGGTAGCGGAAGTGGCCTGCGCGGTCATCTGCTTCTCGGCCGTCAGCGGGATCGAGAGCTGGAAATCGAGCGTGCAGGAGTGGCCGCTGATGAACCCGTGGCGTGGCTCCTCGCTCTTTGTCGGCCACGAAAATGTCCAGGCGACGCTGCCGGGGCGGAACGTCCACGGCGTCAGGTGCTCCTTCATGACCGCGACGACGGCGTTCAGGAGCGCCTCGGTCTCCCGGAAGCCACCGAACGGCTCCTCGGGCGCCCATGCCGGCCGGTCCTCGCAGCCCGCGGAGATACGCAGTCGGATCGTCTCGTCGCGCGTCCAGAGGTGGCGCGGGTTCTGGTTCGCCGCCAGGACGACGGCCGCGCCGGCGGCGACCGCTCCGACCGCGCCCGCCTGCCGCGGCGGGACGATCGGGCCGCCCACCGGGACCCAGACGATGGCCGGGAGCTTGTCGGCGCGCGGGAGGTGCTCCTCCCCGAGCTCGTGGAACGGCTTCTCGAAGCCCGCGCGCGCCAGCGCGGCGTCGATCACGGGGCGCGCCTTCTCGAAGATGGCGGCCAGGCTCATCGTCCCACCCAGCGTTTCATGACCTTCTTGGCGGTCTCGTCGAGAGGAGCCTTCCAGAGGCCGAGCCCGCCATCCTCGGCGGTCGGGATCATCTGCCGGCGGCGGATACCGCCCGCGCCGGCGGCGGCCGCCTTCCGCGCGCGCCGAGCCGACGCCTTCCGCTTCCGGCCCTTCGTCCCGAACTGATGCGGGGCGGCGTGGTCGGAGGCGAGGCCAATCGTTAACCCGTCCGAGGTCGGAGCGACGACCGCGCTTGCGCGCAGTTCGCCCGTCACGATGAGCGGCTTCCCGCGCCGCGCCGGCCCCTGGCGGCCGCCCTTGAGGAACTGGAATCGGTCGACCGGCGCCCAGGCCTTCCCGTAGGGGTCCCGCGAGAGCTGGAAGCCCCGGAGAAGCTCCCGGTGGGCCGTCGCCGCCATCGCCGCCGTCAGCTCGCCGTGGAACGAGGAGCCGCCTACCGACTTGACCATGTCCCGGAGCTGGGCGGTCGTCATCCCGCCGACGTGCCGCAGGGGCATCAGGCAGCCACCGCGGCGCGCGGCGCGCCCGTAAGGGAGTCGATCGCCGCGACGAGGTCCTCGATCGCCTTCGCCTCGGCCTCGGCCTCCGCCGCCGCCAGCATCTGCCCGGCCGCGACCGCCGCCTCGGACTGCCGGCGCCGGAGCTTTACCGCCGCGCGCATCGTCTCGAGCACCTGGCGCGTGCAGGGCTCCGCGCCCCAGGCCCGCCACGCCGACGGTAGGATGCCGCTCATACCGCGGCGCCCCCCATCCCGATCTCGCGCGCCTTGCTGAAGTACCGCTTCCCCCAGAGGGTCCGCTTCCAATCGTTCTCGTCCTGCTGAACGAGGAGCGCCTCGGAGCGCATGAACTTCAGGTTGTCGGTCTCGTGCATATTCGTGTCGTTCCCCTCGACGACCGCCTTGTCGGCCGAGTTCACGACGATCATGTGGGCGACCCAATAGGCGCGGTAGAGGTTGAGCCAACCACCCCACCGCGCCTCGTTGAACGCTTCGTCTGACGCCGTCAGCCAGGTCTGGACCAGCGGATCTGCGGCGTCCTTGAACACCGGCAAGATGAGCTTAAATTCCGCTGGCGTCACCGGCTGGCCTACTGCCGCGGCTTCGCCTTCGCGGCTCCGCCCAGGGCGTTGACGCCGTCTTCCGGCGCGCTGTCCTCGGTCTCCTTCTCGGCGACGATCAGGCCGGTCCGATTGAACCAGCCTTTCGCGACCGGATGGCCCTGCATCTCGGCCAGCTTTTCCTTCGAGACCTTCGTCTTCGAGGGGATCGGGTTGCCGCTGTCGTCCGGGAGGCCGGCGCGCGGGAAGAGCACGCCCTCCTCGAAGGCCGACGTGGTTGCGTCCAGCGTTCCCTTCCCCGTGGACTCGATCTTCTTCGGGAAGTGGAAGGGGTGCTCGGCGTAGTTCTCGATCGTGGGCATTGGTGGCGACTCCTTGAGCCGGCGGCCGCGGGCGCCGCCGGTTCGGGTTTGAGGGTTGCTTTCCCTCCGGAGTCTACACCCCGTCCATGTAGTAGAACGACGGCGGGCGCCGAACCTCGACGCCGGCGTAGCGGAACTCTCCCGGGACCTTCACCTTCAGGCCCACGAGCTGCGGCGCCAGGAAGCGCAGCGGCAGCGGGACGTGCTGGATCAGGTCCTGGTCCGTCTTGCGGTAGAACACCGCGCGCGACGCCGCCGAGGCGCCTGGCCCCGTGCCGCCGTTCCCCACCGTGTTCGCCCGGTAGATCGGGACGATGTTCAGCGGCACGTTCTTCGCCACCGACAGGTTGTTCTCCATCAGGTACTTCAGGACAGAGACCTGGAAGGAGCCGGTCGTGCCGGTCGCCGGCACCGCGTTGATGTACTGCCACGCGAACGACGGGATCCCGACGGTGTCCGGGATGACCGTGAACTTCGAGCCGACCCAGACGGCGTTCAGGCCGAAGTTGAAGTCGGAGACGATCTCGGCGGCGGTGATGCCGCTGGCCGCCGACCACGCCTTCCCGCTCGGCGTCACCGCGTGGGTGATCGTCGTGTTGTTCAGCAGGCCGGTGTAGTTCTTCTTCACGCGGCCCGAGAGCCCGACCACGTTCAGGAACTGGTCGTAGGCCTGCATCGCCGCGTGGAGCTTGCGCTCCGGGAGCGGCCGGCGCAGGAACGCGGTCGCCCGCAGCTCCTGCGTCGTGAAGTCGTACCCGATGCCCGCGTGAGAGACCGGGTAGGTCTTGTCCGCGTAGAGGACGTCCACCGTGGGGATGTCGTCCGACTTCGGGTTGACGTCGTCCGCCTGGCCAACCTCGTCGTAGATCTCGTACCGGATCACGTCGGCAGCCTCGCCCGCGCTGTAGTCCTGCGGGATCAGGTCCTTGTACTGCAGCGGCTGGTAGGACCGCGCGAACAGCCCCGCCTCCGTGTAGGCGAGCTGGCTGACCAGGAAGAACAGCGCCTCCTGGGCGTCCTTCGCGGCGAACGACGGGCGGCGCGTCTTCTCGCGCCCGTCGCCGACCGTGAGGCCGATCCCTTCCGCGTTGCTCTTGGTCCAGTCGAGCAGCTTGTCGAACCGGTCCGGCTCGATGTGGACGTGCCGGCAGTTGTCGCGGCCGCAGTGACCGATCTCCGCGTATGCGGGAGCGCCCACCGTATCGACGACCTTGATCTTCTGGGTTTGCATGTCTTTTGTCCCGTGCTTGTTGTGGAGGTTGTCTGCGAGGTGGTTTCCGCCGACCGTTAGGTCGTCGTCCGGACGTTGCCGACCGTCTTGATGCGGACGCGGCCGATGGCGCCGCTCGCGACCGTGTCCAGCCAGACCGCGCCGGGGACGAGCAGGCGGACCGAGCTGAGGGCTCCGCTGTGGATCGCTCCCAGCGCGCCGGTCGCCGTGTTGCCGGTGCCGCTGCCGTCGGTGATCGCGATGACCTCGTCCTGCGCCAGCGTCGCTTCCGCCGCCTGGACGAAGATCTCGCCGTCGATCAGGATCGGCACGCTCTTGTACTGCGTGTAGTTGACGGTCGTCAGGCCGTCAGCCGAGGCGGCGAACAGAGGCTCGCGCGCGGTGATGCCGAGCAGGAACGAGGCCGTCGTGATGGCCCGGCAGGAGCCGTCCGCGTCGCCCGTGTTCCAGCCAGCGGCCACGCCGAAGTCGATCGCTCCCGACTGGCCGTTGATGCGGGTGATGATCTGCGCGCTCTCGAGGTCCGCGATCTGACCGGGAACACCCGCGGTGAAGGTGTCGCCACCGCAGGTCGTCAAAGTTGCTTGGGCCATGATGTCTCTCCTGTTTTCGGTCCGTTGATGGGTTCCCGGTCAGCCTCGACGTCTGCGATCAGTCCTCGACGACCGCGCCGCTGCCGCCGCTGTCGCGGCCATAGTTCCGGGCGGTCGCCGGGCGACGGCTCATCGCCGCCTCGCGCTGCCAGTACGACTGGACGGTCGATCCGCCATCGCTGTTGCTGGCGTCCGTGTCCTCGACGTCCGTATCGCCGGCCATGCGCCGGGAGATCAGCGGGTCCTGCCCGTCGTCGTCCTCGGTCGTCACGCGCGCCGCGGCCGCCTTCACGGCGTCCAGCGCGCGGGCCTGCGTGATCTCGTCGGCCTTCGCCGGCTCGACGCCGCCGAGCACCGCCACGAGGATCGCCTTGACGCTCTCGTTCTTCATCGCGCCGTCGAGCGCCGCGATCCGGATCTGGGCGACCGTCTTCCCCTTCGGGTCGAAGTCCTTCGCCACGAACGGCTTCGCGTCGCCGACGACCTTGGCGCGCGTCTCCGCGGCCAGTTCGATCGCGGCCGGCTCGGCCAGCGCCTTCAGCCGCTTGATCTCGGCGTCCTGCGCTTCAAGCTTGGCCTTGACGCGCGCGATGGCGGCGGCGTCCTTGCCCTTCTTGTCCGTCGCCCCCTCCTCGTCCTCGTCGCCGTCCTCGTCCGGATCGGCCTTCGCCATGTCCTTGATCTGCGAGGCGAGGCCGTCGGCGCGCGAGGCGTGGAAGTCGCGCTCACCGCAGACCGCCATATGGGCGTCCTTGAGCTCCGACAGCGCGTTGCCGTGCCGGTCGTACGCGTCGCGCACCGCCTGGGCGGCGGCGTCGTCGGCGTCGATGTCGAAGCTGAAGCCCGGGACCGTGAGCTTGTCGCTGATCTTCGTGGATGCGATCGTGAGCCGCTGCTTGGTCATGGTCCGATTCCTTTCAGAGGGGTCGCGATCGGCGATCCGCACACCGGAGCCCGCTCGGCCCCGGTCCACGATCGCCACATGGTTGCCGATGATGTTCCGCTGGATTCCGTCGTAGTCCTCGCCGCGCGCCGTCTTGCCCGGCGTCATGTCGAGGTCGAACGAGTAGCCGCACGAGAGCTCGGCCTTCCCCGCCTTGACCTTCTGCTTCGTGGTCTCGTCCCGGACGATGACTCGCGCAGCCGTCTCCTCGCCGTCGGGGCAGACGTCCCGGATGTCGCCCTTCGCGAGCGTCGACCAGTTCTCGCTGTTGACGTCGTCCTCGGGATGGTCGTCCGTCGTCGTCTGGCTCTCGAACGAGTCGAGCGTCTCCTTGCGGAAGACCTCCTCGGCGGGCCGATACAGCCGGACCGGCCGATCCCCGCCATCGAGCCCCAGCTCGCGAGCGCGGTAGACCTGGATTCCCGTGCGGTTGATCTTCGCCGGCGCGACCAGAAATCCCTCGCGCGTCACCTGACGAGAGGAGGGAAGCGGGTAGAGGTCGCGGGCTTTGCAACGCAAGTTCCGGATTCGACGGTAGGGGAACCGCCGGATCGCGCGCAAGAACGCGCCAGCCACGCGCGCACGAATCCCGCGCGGTGACTACACCGTGCCGCGATTGTCACTACGCCGCGCCGCTGGTACGCTATCCCGCATGGCATCAACCGCCGCCGCCTCGCGCCGATCCACGGTCCCCTACCACGTGATCATCCGGGTCGCGGGCCAGGCATCGGCCGATCCACGGACCGTCCGGAAGGTCATCCTGGGCGAGCCCGTCATGGGCATGGTCTACGAGCGTATCTGCGCGGTGCTCAAGCGCGAGGGGATCGATTACCCCGCGCCCGCCGGCGACGACGCTGCCTAGTTCGCGAGCTCGTCCCCGAAGTCGACGTCATCCTCGTCGACCTCCGAGACGTCCGGGCCCTCGTCCTGGAACTCGTCGAGGTCGAGCACCGGCGCCCCGACGCACCGGCAGTTGTAGTCTTCGCCCGGGAATAGGTGCTCGTCGCCCACGAGCGGCGCCTCGTCCCAGTCGAAGATCTCGCCCTCCATCTCGGCGTGGGTCTCGCGCACGTTCCCGTCGCCAGCGGTCTGCCACTCGGCGCGGTTGATTCCGAGGTTCTGCTGGCGGACGCGGTTGAACCCGGCGTTCGCCTTGTTCGTCTGGTCGCGCGCGATGAAGGCGGCCCGCCGCTCGGCCACGTCTCCGATCTCCATCACGTCGCTGACCATCGTTTCCCAGGAGGCGCCCGCCTCCCATCCCTTCCCGAGGCGGTCCTCCAGGTCGTCGAAGTACTGCTCCGGGATCGACGTGATCAGTTCGACGTTCTCCCGGCGGACCCGGTCGACCTCGGTCGAGATCGGACCGCTCTCGGTCAGCGCCTGGCGAATCTCGACGCCGACGTTCCGTTTCACCGCCGCGGCGAGCTTGTCGTCGACCGTATTCAGGACCTTGCCGGCGAACTTCGTCGAAACGTGGGCGGCGAACGAGCCGACGCCGCGGAGCTTCGCGCGGGCACGCGCGACCTCGAATCGAATGGTGTGCGGCGGGGCGTCCGTCACCCGCGGCCAGTGGGGGCGCAGCGCCTCGAGCGCCTCCCTGCCGGCGGTCCGCATTCGAATTAGGAGTTGCTGGCGTAGCGTCGAGGCGTACCAGACTTTGTCGGCGAGGCTCGGCCGGATCGCATCGAGGCGCCTCGTGTGCCGCTTCCGGAGCCGCGCCGCGTGCGGGTGCTGGGCGACGAAGTGCCGGAGGACGAGCGCCATCTCCCCCGCATCGTATCGCGCCCGCCTGAGATTTCATCTACCCTGAGCCCATGGCGACCACGAAGAAGCCCCTGACCGACCAGCAGATGTCCAAGGCTCTCGCGGGAGGTCGCCCCATCGGCGAGCCGAAGCCGGGGCCGGGCGCGCCGCGTACCGCCAGCGTGGAGCGGATGTACGACATCGACATGCGCAGCCGCCGCGTGAAGGACACGCTGAAGAACTTCACGGCTGCCATCGGCACCAGAGGCGACAAGCGGACGCACAGCTTCTACGACTTCCCGCGGACGCTTACCCGCGTCGAGCTCGAGAACATGTTCCGCAGTTCCTGGATCGCGAAGCGGATCGTCCGCACGCCGGCCGACGACATGACCCGCGCATGGGTGACGCTCTCCTGGGACGACCCCGAGGAGGGCGCCGGCGACCCGAAGGCGCGCGAGGAGACGACCCGCGCGATCACGGTCGCCGAGAAGACCTTCATGCTCCGCCAGCGCGTGAACGAGGCGATCATGTGGGGTCGGCTCTACGGCGGCTGTGGGATCGTCCTCGACATCAAGGGCCAGGAGGACTGGTCGATCCCGCTCGACGTCACAACGGTCGGGAAGGACTCGCTCCGATCGCTCCACGTCCTCGACCGCTGGCGCCTGGCGGCGACCGGTGAGATCGACTACGACCGCCGATCGCCGAACTACGGCCTGCCGACCTACTACACGATCTCCGATACCGGCGATCCGCGCTTCCGCGTTCACTGGACGCGCGTCGTTCGGTTCGGCGGCGAGCCGCTCCCCTACTTCCTCCTGACTCAGAACGCGTACTGGGAGGACAGCGTCCTTCAGCACCTCTCCGACGTGATCCGCGACTACGACGCGACGATGGCCGGGATCGCCTCGCTCGTCTACGAGGCGAACGTCGACATCATCACGAGCCCGAAGCTGGCGAACACGCTCTCGGAGAAGAACGGTCTCTCGAAGGTCACCGACCGATACATCCTCATGTCGCAGACGAAGTCGATCAACCACATGATGTTGCTCGACGGCGGGAACGGGACGAAGGACAGCGTAGGCGAGACCTGGGAGCAGAAGACCACGACCTTCGCCGGCCTGAAGGACGTCGCCGAGAAGTTCATGATCAACGTCTCGGGCGCGGCCGACATCCCTCTGACCCGCCTCTTCGGGCAGTCGCCGGCGGGCCTGACCGCGACCGGCGAGAGCGATATCCGCAACTACTACGACCGCGTGAGCGCCGACCAGGAGTCGAAGCTACGCCCGCGGCTGGAGCGCCTCTTCGAGGTCCTCGTGCGGTCGACGCTCGGCTCGATGCCGGAGAACTTCACGATGTCGTTCAACCCGCTCTGGCAGATGAGCGACAAGGAGGCGGCGGAGATCGAGAAGCTCCACGCCGAGGCGGCGCATATCTCGATCACGGACGGGACGATCCCCGCCAACGTCGTGACCGCGCAGCTCCTGGAGACGGAGACCTACAAGGCGCTCACGAAGGACGACGTCGACATGGTGAAGGAGATGGAGGAGAAGCAGGCGAAGCTCGACGAGAAGATGGCGCAGGCCGCGGCGAAGGGTGCCGAGCTGGCGAACGACCCCGCGCACAAGGACCTGCCGCCGGCCGAGGGCGCACAGCCGAAGAACGCCGGGGACCGCTCCGACGAGAGCGTCATGGATATCATCAAGCGCGAGGCGAACGGCTGGAACGTCTACGGACACGGCGGCGAGAAGCACCTCGGCGGCCCGTACAAGTCGAAGGCTCAGGCCGTGAAGCGTCTCGCCCAGATAGAATATTTCAAGAACGCCTGATCTCCGTCGCCCGTACCCTCACGAGGTCGTCGATCGAGTCGAGAATGCTCCTCGCCGATCGTCGAATCTCCCCGATCGGATCGGCGTCTTCCCCGACGATCCTCTCTAGCAAAAAGTACATCGACGCCGCTGAGGCTCGGATTTCTTCGCTGCGAATTTGATCGATGATGCGCTGTCGCCTTTTCTCGGCGCATCCATGGCGGACGTACCGCTCGCCCTTCCCGACGAACCGCCAGACCTCGCGCGTCTTGCACCGCCGACAGGTGACCTCGCGGACCTGCTCGTAGTCGCGGCGGAGCGCCTCCTCCGTCGTCACCGTGCTCTCGACCGGCCCCGTGACCGGCACGTAGGTGAGCCGGGCCAGTTCCAGGCGTGGCTTACCGGGGCGGGGGTGCGACTCGGTGTTCTCGACGCCCGCGATCCATCCGTCGTCGCGCCGGCGCCACCACGTATCGATGAGGCGGGAGATGCTCACACGCCGTCCATGTAGACGGCCCGCGGCCGCTTCACTTCGATCTTCAGGACGGCCGAGGCGTTGTTCGGGTGGACGTGGAGGATGCCGTCGAAGAGAAACCAGGACCGCTCTCCGCGCTCGTCCTCGCCAAGGTACTTCAGGACGCGCGGCCACCAGCGCTGGACGCTCGGGTGCCGGCTCTTGAACTCGGGCGCGTAGCGGTCGATAACGACCGTCGTCCCCCAGGAAACGAGGAGGCCCGGCCCGGCGAGGCTCACGGCGACGCTCCGAACAATGGGATCAGCAGGGTAAATCCATCGGTATCGGTGAGCCCCGCGCGGCTGGGGTGCGGGTCGTGCACCATGTCCCTCCCGCGCGCGACGACGGCGTGATCACCGCGCGGCGACTTGCCGCCGAGGATGTAGAAGCCCTTCGGCCACAGCTTCTCGCGGTCGTAGTAGGCGCGGTTTTCCGGGTTGATCTCGTAGTGAAGGGCGTAGAAGCCGCGCGGTGCCAGCCACTCGTCCAGTCGCTTACTCCATTCGTTCGCCGGCTCGCCCATGAAGTAGGGGACGTCCTCGATCGGAAGTTCGAGCAGGGACGCGACGCACGCCGAGTAGCAGTTGCCGCCCGGGTGTCCGAACGTCGTTTGGTCGACAGGCTTCACGGCGACGCCTGCGGGAAGATCGGCTGTCGCATCTCGGGCTGGCACCGGGGGCAGATGATCCGCGTCTGGCCCGCGTTCCCGCACATCTTCGCGGGCTCGTCGTTCCGCCAGCAGCGGATCCACCCGGCCGAGACCGGCAGCGGCGCGCCGTTGCATTGCAGTTCGCGCGGCCCGCCGCACGTCAGGCACTCGCCCGCGACCGCCGACGCGCTCACCGATGCCTCCGGACAGCGCGCGGCATCCCGACCCGTCCCTCGTCCTTCCATTCCGAGAGCGACTGGTCGACCGCGCGCTCGTAGGCGTCCTCATCGCGTTGGAGTTCGTCGCCCTGCTGGAGGTCTTCGAGGCAGTCCTCGCAGACGGAGATCGTGCGGACCCGGTCCTTCCGCTCTGCGATGGCCGGCTTCCCGCAGTATTCGCAGACCGCGTCGGGCGTCATCACTCGTCGTCCTTCACGATGTCGGGGAACAGGCGGCGCGCCTCGCGATACCAGGTCGGAGCTTCGTCGAGTGGGTGCTCGTTCGCCTCGGCCCATTTGAACGCCTGCTTCAGCAGCCGAAACGCAACGTGCTCCCACGTCGTCTCCCCTGCGTTCCGCGGATAGATCTCCAGCCGCTTCAGCTCGTTCACCCGCTCCTGGAGGCGGTCGACCTGCTCGCGCCCGCGGCGGCGGAGGTCGGCGAGCTCGACGGCCAGCGCGTCCCGCTGGTCGCGGACGGCTTCGAGCTGCTCGTCGGCGTTCCTGAGGGCGGACCTCGCGCCGAGGTCGACGTCGTGAAGGTCCTCCCCGCAGGAGGGGCATTTGACGTAGGCGCTCTTCGGTTCGTTCGAGTCGCCGCTCATCGGGCGTTCCAGTTGATCACTTCTTCGGGAACGGACGGCGAGAGGACCCGCTTGACGTACCCCTGCTGCTTGCAGGCGAAGCGCGCGAAGTCGCTCCCCACGACGAACCAGGCGTCGCCGGCCTTTCGTAGTTCGGCGCAGATTGGCGCCTGCTTCAGGGTTGCTCGGGTCGCCTCGACCGCGGAGGGATCGGTACTGTGAAGTTCCACCTCGAATGCGTTTGCCATGACCGGGACGTTACGCGGCCGGTGGGCCTTTGCGGAACGATCCTGGGAACCGGGCGCGCGTATCGGGCGAGAGCGGACGAATCAGCGCGCCGCCCTGGGCGACATGCCGCGCCTCCCACACTCGGAGGTGCTGGCTCGGGCCCGGTCGATACCATTCCCAGGTCGGCTCGGGGATGTGCGCCGGTCGCTCGAACATCGGATACATCGAACTGACGGCCATCCCCTTGCAGCCGGGCGTCGCTCGGCAGTCGAGCATGAACGGTGTAACTCCGTGGTCGACGTGGATCGTATTCGTGACCCCGCCGCACACCTTGCAGGTGTAAGGGTTCTCTCGGCCAACGAGCGATTTGGTTCCCATGCCGCGGACGTTACGCGCGCGCCCTACTTACCGACAACGTCGAAGATCGAGACCGACCCGCCGTCGAGCATCAGGTCGGTGAGGGCCCAGACGAGGGCGTCCATCCGGTCGGGCGAGCGCAGGCCCGTAATCGGGTCCCACTGGACCATCTCGTCTTCGAGCTTCCCGAACGTCCCGACGTGGTGGACCTTCCCCTGCTCGTAGAGCGCGGCCACCGGCTCGGCGCGCACGACCTTCCCGCGGCTCGCGCGGACCCCGTGGTAGCTGACGTGCTTATTCCCGGAGGCGCGGAGGTTCGCCTCGACGAGGTCGCCTCCGTTGTTCACCTCCGCCACGATCCGATCCGCCTGGCGCTCGTCGTAGAGCGCGCACGCCTTCTGCGCCCAGCCCGCCGGCGTGTAGATGCTGCTCTCGTCCTCGAGGACGAACGCGTGAATCTCCCCCTGGCACGCCGGGAGGAGATGGCACGGCGCGATCCCCGCGACGATGATACCGGTGAGGTCGCTGTCCTCGTTCGCCGTTACCGCGGGGTCGATCGCCACCGTGATTCGGCTCAGCTCGAGCGGCGCCTCGGCTACCCGCAGGGCGTCGATCACCTTCTGCTCCCACAGCGCGTTCGGGTTGTCGTCGAGGACCTCGGCGTTCATCTCCTGGCGGCCGAGGCGCGTCCCCTCGTAGGCGCGGCGGATCGCCCCGATGAACGACGAGGCGAGGTTGTCCTCGTTGTCGAACGTCGTCCCCTTCGTCACGACCACGGTCGGGTCCTTCAGCATCGCGCGGACGATCGGGATCGGGCGTGGCGTGGTCGTCACCACCGTGCGCGGCCGCTTCCCGAGGCGGAGCCCGAACTGGTACTGGTCCCACGCCGCCTGGGGGTCATCCCACGCCGCCAGCTCGTCGCACCAGCCGCCGTCGTGCTGCTTGTTTCGGAGGCGGTCCGGCTCCTCGGCCGAGTACGTCGTAGCGATCGCCCCGTTCGGCCAGGTCAGGCGCCGCTTCGACGGCTTCCAGTCGACCGGGAACCCTGCCGCCTCCGAGACCGCGATGATTCCGCTCTCGCCCTCGACCATCGCCTGGCGGATATCGTCCGAGGTCGGACCGATCAGCGCGAGCCGTCCCGCGCGCCCGGCCTTCACGTCCCCCACTTTGATCTCGGCGCCCGACCGCGACTTGCCGAACCCGCGGCCGGCAAGGATCAGCCACGAGAGCCACGCCTCTCCCGGCGGCGGGAGCTGCTCCGGGCGCCCGACCATCTCCCATGTGACGGCCGGCTCGCCGAGCTCCGGCGGCCCGAGCAGCTTCGCCCGGCGGATGAGCGCGGCCGCCCGCTTGTGCCCCATGCGCGCGAGGAACGCCTTCGCGCACTCCTCGGTGGTCGCGCCGGGACCGCCCGCGCCCTCGATCGCGAGGCGGAGGAGCGACTTCCCCACCGGGTCAGTCCTTCTTGCCGGCGAGCTTCTCGAGCATCGGGAGGATTTCGTCGGCGCCGCGGAACGCCACCGGCGCCCCGCCCGGCCCGCTGATCTCCAGCGTCTTCGGGACCTCCGTCCCCTCGATCTTCACGAGGATGCTCTCCCGCTTCGCCACGCCGTCGTGGTCATCCTTTGAGGCGCGGTCGAGGATCTGGCCGAGGATGCGCCGGCGCGCACGGTCGCGGCTCTGGAGGCGGTCCGGGAGCGGGTTCGCCTCCCAGCGGTCCTTCACGCGGCGGATGTAGTCGTCGGTCGTCCCCAGCGGGAGCGGCTCGGGCGGGACCTCGATGGCGCGGCCCTCGGCGCGCGCGGCGTCCATCTGCCGCTTCGTCCACACCTTCCCGAGCTGGCGGGACATGGCCTCGCGGCCCATCGCGTGGAGGAGCATGAACTCGGCGGCGTCGGTCAGGGCGTCGACGTCGGCCGGCGCCCGTGGCGTGCGGTCCGGCTGGGCGCCTCCTGTTTTTGTGGGAGGTTGTGGACGAGCGCGGCGGCGGCGACGCGTGGCGGGCATCCCGCAGAGGTTACGCGCGGGCGGTCCGTTTGCGCAACTGCGGCAATTCTTCCTCTACGTCATCTGGTTCTGGCGGCAAGGCCGGATGCTGCGAGGTAAGCCGTGCGCGCCAGCAATATGCATCTCCTAAATCTTCCTCGCGTGTAGCCGGCCGGCGGCGCTTTCTCGGCAGAATACGAGGCCGTTCCAGGGATAGGAGTGGCGGAGGTTGTAATACCGGAGGAGGCGGCGGCTCGGCGGGGACCGACAGAACCGGTTGACCAGGCCTGCGTAGCTTCCCCTTTATGCCTCGGCTCCTGAGTCCAGCCCTGTACTCCTCTTCCGTACTGACGACGTCCCATTCCTCCCAGTCGATAACGTCAGACTTCATTCGTCCTCGGGCGCCGGGATGCCGTACTGCCGCAGGAGGACGTTTATCTCGCGGGGTGACAGGGCTGCGACGGCCTTCCGAGCGCGGGAGAGCGCGTCTGGGCGTGGCCGGGGCGGCACAGCGGGTCCAGGAGTATCAGCCATGGTCAGCGCAGGGTCTCGGGCGTGGACGGGCCGCCGATTACGACGCTGGGCGGTCCCGGGTCGTAGCGCGGCGACGGCGCGCGGCGGAAGAACGAGGCGATCCTGCGGGCGATCTTGGCGATGGTCCTCATAACCCCGATGTTACGCGCCCGGTTGTCCTTCCGGCCGGTAGTGCCCATACTGCCGGGGTGTGCACACGACCAGCCAGATCCCTCCGGCGGGCGCGCTGACCGACTCGAAAAGGACGGCGCGCCCGCTCGGAGGAGGAGGCGCTCTCAGCCCGGGTCGGCGGTGACGGCCAGCGAATACCAGCCGGCGTTCGGGACGCTGAACCGGTCGCCGGCGCCCGTGACGCCCTTGAAGCGGAAGTCGTAGTCCTTGGCCGTCGCCGTGTCGAACCCGGTCCAGTCGAACTCGACTACCCCGGCGTTGTCGGTCCCGTCGTCGACGATGCTGCAGGTTCCGACGAACGCCGACGCCGATCGGTCCTTCGGGGCGATGATGACGGTGCACGATCCCCCGAACATCGGCCAGGGGTCTCCCCGGGTCCCATCCGGCTTGTTCGGCTGGTAGAGCGTCGCACGCAGGCGGGGAGCGTTGTCGGTCACGCCCAGGGCCACGTCAGCTTCCAAGGGTCATCCTAGCGCTCGTCGCCGATGGTGCCACGGCAGACGCCGTTCCGGAAGCCTCCATCTGGGCGCGCGAGGTAGTCGGGCGTTGCCCGAGCATGACGTAGGGCCCGGGGCCGCGGTGGGGCAAGTGCACGTCGCCGGCCAGGCCGATCGCCTGGACGCCCGATAGTTGGACGGCGACGGCGGCTGCGGCGTCGCCGACGGCGCCGACGGCGGAGACGCCGCCGATCTGCGTCGAACTCGTCGCGACCAGGGAGCCCGCGATGCCGGCGCCTTCGTTTCCAGAGATCGCCACCGACGCGGCAGCGGCGACCGCGCCGGCCTGGCCTTGGGCGCCGACGCCCGTGATCGCGACAGTGACGTCGACGCCGACCGACCCGGCCTGCCCGGTGCCGGAGACGCCCGAGATGCTCGAGGATCCCGGCGTCTGCGCCGAGACGTTGCCGACCTGGCCCTGGGCCTGGACGCCCGTCAGCGCCACCGTCACCGTCGGGACCGGGGTGCCGACGGAGCCGGCGGCCGCCACGCCGGTCAGCGCGGCGTTCGAGGCCGGCGAGACGCTGCCCGCCGCGCCGGCGGCAGCGTTGCCCGTCAGGCCGATGGTCGGCGTCGCGACCACGCTGCCGACGGCGCCGGTGCCGGCGACGCCGCTGACGCCTAGGTCGACATTCGAGACCGGCGTGCCCGCGGCGCCGACGGCCTGGACGCCCGTCAGGGGCGCGTCCGAGCTCGGCGCGACGCTCCCGGCAGATCCGGACGCGGCGTTGCCCGTCAAGCCCAGCGTCGGCGTCGCAACGACGGTGCCGGCGGCGCCTGTGCCCTGTACGCCGGCCAGCGCCTTGTCCGCGCTCGGCGCCACGCTGCCGGCCGCCCCGGTCGCGGCGTTGCCGGTGAGCCCGATCGTCGGGGTGGCGACGACCGTCCCGACTGCGCCCGTGGCCTGGTTGCCGGTCAGCGCCGTGTCGACATTCGGGGTCGCGGTCCCCGCCTGCCCCGTCGCCTCTACGCCGGTCGCCGCCACGGTGACGTCACCCGACTGGACCGGAGAGACGGTGCCGCGCGGGCGCATGAGCACGGGCAGCGAGAACCGCCCGGGGCCGGTCAGCATGAAGTTTGGTAGGGGCCGGTCCTGCGCGATCCCGCTCGGCATGATCCCGAGCAGCGTCGCGGTCCACCCGAACGACCCGGCCCAGGTCCCGAGCGTGAACCCGGCCGCCTGGAGGCCGTATCCGACGCCGGTCAGGTCGTCGAGGAAGATGTCGCTGTCGTAGTTCAGGTCCGCGGCGTAGCCGCTCGGGCCGCTGCTGCGCGCGCCGCCGCCGTGGGTCAGCGCGACGATCGCCCCGCCCGACGGGGTCAGCAGGAAGACGCCGTTGGCGACCGAGACGGTCGTGCTGTTGCCGGTGGACGTCGACCAGACCGGCGCGACGTTGCCGGCGGCGCCCGACCAGGCCGTGACGTCGACATCGGCGAAGGTGCTACTGTTGCTGGTCGTCGTGTAGGTCGCGGGCTCGATGTTGGTCGCGGTCTTCCAGAAGATCACCTGCCGCCAGTCGTTCGCCCCGCTCGGCGTGTCCGACAGGAGCTTGAACCCGGTCGGCGGCGTGATGACCGCGGCCAGGGTGCCCGTCCCCAGCCGCAGGATCAGCATGTCGCCCTGGGCGGTGCCCGCGGGCTTGGTGACCCCGAACGACGTCCCCGAGCCAGAGGTGGTGTTAGAGCTGCGGAAGGCGACGGCCATCGCCGCGCCTCCCCTACTGCCCGGTGCGCAGCTTGAACTGGTGGCAGGTCAGGAGGTTGGACGCGCTCGACCCCGAGAAGGTCAAGAACATGTCGACCACCTGCGAGGCCGTCGAGTCGAAGCCGGTGCCGACCGCCGGCGCCGACGCCGGGATGCTGGTCGGGGTGGTTGTCAGCGCCGCGCTGGCGATGAGCGCAGAGTGCATCAGGTTCGCCGACGTACTCCCGCCGACCGCGCGCACCGTCAACTCCCACCAGAGCTGCCAGGTGATGTTCGTCTGCGAGGACGCGAGCGCTATTGCCTGCGAGGTCGCGACGATCACGCTGCCGAAGCGGATGTCGAAGGTGATGTTCCCTTGTGAGCTCGAGGCCGTCGACACGCGGCCCGCGGCGTAGACCTGGAGAGTCTGCCCGGGGTACTGGAGCTGCTGCGGCGTCAGGGTGTACTTCGACTGGCCGGCGAGGATCGACTGGGGCGTCGTGTTGGTGAGCCCGGCTCCCCCGTCCGTCTGGGACGCGATGAGCTCTTGCATCCAGCTTTGAAGCATCGACGACCTCCTAGGCGATCCGGATCAGCGCGTTGGACGAGTCGTTCGTCGGCATCGTCAGCGTGAAGTTCGCCGCCGTGACCGACTGCGAGCCGAACGTGTGGACGCTGACCGCCTTGTTAGACTGCGTGCTGTTGTAGATCAGCACTGCGTCGAAGGTCGCGATCGTGACCGCGGTGTAGACCAGCGATCCGGAGAGCGTCGTGAACGCCGTGGTGCTGGTGCTGGACGGAGCCGCCCAGCTCGGCGCCGTGATGCCGCCCGCGGAGTAGCCGGTGCCGCTGACCTCATTGGTGGAGCTGTATGCGGTGGTGGCGGCGCCCAGCGACCCGGAGGTCGTGAAGAGCGCGGCCTTGAACGTGTCCGCTCCGGTCCCGGCGCGGACCACGCTGGTGCCGAGCGCGTGTATGCCGTTGAGCAACTCGACCTTGAAGCTGGTACACATCGCCTGGGAGTTGGCCACGTCGATCCTCCTATCTGACGCTTCCGACGGCGCCGGCCGCCGCCGCGGGCGCCTTCTTGGCGCGCACGTGCGGTTCCCGGTGGACCGGCTTCTCGATGCCCGGCAGGTAGAACTCCTCCCAGGTCGTGAACTCGTTCTCGTTGTCGATCTGGCCGAACTTGTGCACCAGTTCGTCGGCGCGGCGCATGGACCGGACGCCGTCAACCTCGATGAGGATCAGTTCCTCCGGGTCGACCTTGCGGTCGAACTCGTTGACCTTCTTCCAGGTGCCGTCGCCCCAGCCGGGCCGCAGGTACTGCGCCGCCAGCGAGCCGTCATCCCTGTGGCGAAAGGTGATGACGGTGCAGAACCGGGTCTCGTCGTCGACGCGCTCCTCGGTCTTCTCGAGAAGCGCTTCGTCGACCGGGCCCCGGTTCGTCTCGACGTCCACTGCAGGGCAGGGTACTACGGCCCGCCGTGCATGTCACGTCAGCCGGGCGCATCGCCTCAGGATATAGCGAGCGCGTTCAGGTAGGGCGCGTAGAGGATCTCGGCCTGGCGCGCTGTGATCGCGTAGGCGGGGTCGCAGATCTGGCTGTCGAGCCGCAGCGACGAGTAGTGGAAGACGATCAGCGGCTGCCCGTTCACGCGCGGCGGAGCGCCCGGCTCGAGATGGTGGCTATGGATATTCCACGGCGCCAGGTTGACTCCAGGATGACGGATGACGTGGGTACGACCATATCTCGGCCGTGCGGACCTACCCGCGGCGTCATCGCCTCCTCGATCGTCCACTTCTTCCAACGCTCGCAGACCGTGATCCCCTTCGCCCCGTACTTCGCGTAACCCTTCGTCTTCGGATTTCGGCAGCGCGCCAGGATGCCCGTCCAGGTCTTGTATTCCTTCGTGTAGCCCGTCGCCCATGATTCCCCGTGCGTTTTCGACATCCTCGCTCCTCTCGACTATGTCTTCGAGCGCCGATTGATCTCCGAAGAGCGGTCGTTTACCAGGACGCTCGACGACATCGGTATACGACCACGCGTGATTCAGTTCGGCCATCTCCCTAGCGATCGAGACACCTGCCATGTAGACGAGCCCGGTGTTGAAGAGCCCGAACTGGCGGTGGGTCTCGAACGTCACGCCCGGGAGGCCGGCGGAGCGCGGCGGGATCCGATGCGGGCAGACCGCGAGCTTCGCCGCGCCGATCTCGGCGAACATCGGCCCTGGCGAACTCCAGAACCATAGGTCGCCGTCGAGTGTCGTCAGCGGCGCGCCGGTCTCCTCCATCACGTCGGCGAAGAAGCGCCAGCGCATCGTGACGACGGTATCGATCGGCGAGCGCGGCGGGCCGGGGAGGCGCGACGGCTCGAAGTCGGGGTGGCGGGCGAGGAAGCCCTCGCGCGTCCGGACCAAGCAATCAGCGCCCTCGGATCCGATCGGGCGCCAGTCCCACGCGAGGGCGTGCAGGCGGAAGTCCCCGCAGTGCCGGCGCATCGAGGCCAGCAGGACGGGAAGCTGCCAGTCCCTGCAGACCGTCGCGTAGTGGCGGATCATCCCCGGGCCTTGACGCGCCCGACGACGTTCCTTTGCGCCTTCGCCCGGCGCTCGGCGGCGCGACGTTCGAGTTCGGCCTCCGTAGCGGCGACCTGCTCCTTCAGGCCCTTCAGTCGCTCGCGGAAGTAGGCGTCCGTCAGTGGCGGCGGTTTCTTCACGCGCCCAGCCTACCGTCCCATGCGTCGGGGCCAATGAGATTCTTCTCCGCCCAGTCGATGACGCTCGTGTCCTTGCAGTTCGCGACCCAGCACGTGCCCGAGTGGAGCCCTCGGATCGAAGCGTCGGTCCAGTCACGCGATCCGTAGGCGTTCAGGATGAGCGTCGTCGGCGCCGTCTCGGCGAGGAGGACCGGAGCGTGGAAGAGGTCCCACGCCATGTTCGGCGGCGTCCGGTGGAGCGACGGCCGATCCGCCCAGAGCGAGAGGTGGGCCACGAGCGTCCCGTTGATGTGCGGCGCGACCCGATCCATCCGCGCACCCACGACCCGCTTCCCGGCATGCATGGCGAGTCCGTGCTCCTTCCGGAGTCGGTCGATCCAGTCGACCGAGACCGGGCAGCCGTCCGATTCGACCGTGAAAATCGTCGAGAAGTCCGTCCCGCCGGCGGCGTACTGTTCGGCAAGCTGCTCGAAGGATCCTGACCAGAGCGCGTTCGACCCCGCGGGGTGCCCGGTCCCCTCCCGCTTCGCGCGGATCGTAGTCGCTCGGAACTTCTTCCCGCAGTAGACGCTCGTCTCCCACGCTTCTCGGGAGAACTCGACGTCGAAGCGGCGGGCGAGGACGAGCGTTACGTCGGCGCGCGGAGCCGGCTCGATATCGGCGAGCAGCCGCGCGAGCCGGAGCGACGCGGCCTCGTCCCCTCCCCAATACTGGACGACGATCGCCAGGCCGAGCGGCGGGAGGGGAGCGCGGTTGATCACTCGTTGCCGGCCATTACGGCGTGTCCTTCTTCGGGTAGCCGACCGCGCCGCACCTCCGTTGTTCCCCCTCCCCGGGGTGAATGGGCTTGCCGGCGTCACGACAGGCATCCGAGCAATAAGCCACCGTGCCAAAGCCGCTGCCGCACCACGATTTGTCGCACCTCCCCGGCTCTCCCTCCCTGGGGTGGATGGGGCGCTCGGCGTCGAAGCATTGCCCCGTGCAGAACCAGCGGCCGTTCCGATACCAGGTGTGCTGCCAGTTGGGCGGCGTCTCTTCGGTCCCGCACCACGGCTTGCATCGTGGCGGCTCTCCCTCCCGGTCTTGGGCGGCAAAGTCGGCATTGATCTCGGCCACATGCTCGGCGTAGCGGCCCGGGTGTATTTCGCAACGTCGAGGATGCGCACCCGAACCGCAGCGGCATCGTGGCGGCTCTCCTTGGACTGCTGGGGCGGCCCGTTTGATCGGCGTCGATTTGAGTAGCTTCCCCGGTGGTATCGCAACGTCGGTCAGGTCGCATGACGGGCATTCGTGGGGCGCGGCGGGCGACTGGGGAGTGGCGCGGGCTGCTTCGACACGAGCGATGCAAACCATCTGCACGCGCCCCCCGCCGACGTCGCAGCACGGCTCACCGACTTGGCCGAGCGTCGAGCCAGGAGCAGCGGTGCACACCGGACAGGCCACGCCCAGCACGTCCTCGCGGCTCACTTCGTGTTCTGGTTTCGTCAAGGCTTCCCTCCCTCGGGTGGAGCGGCGGTCCGTATCGGCGACTGGTCCGGTGTCGCATCCAGCGCCTTCCGGAAACGGTCGTTATCGGCCTGGAGGGTGGCGGCGGCGGCGCGGGACTCGTCGCGTTCGTTTTCGAACTTACCCATATGCTCCTCGGCCCAGCGCAAGTCCTCGCGCGATCGCTTTAGGGTCCGCTCCAACCGCTCAATGGTGGAAAGATAGCCCTGGATCAATCGCTCCGGAGAAACCGGCCCGCAACTCATCGTCGTGTACCCGCTGTCCCAGTGACCTGTTTTCGTAGTGCGGCCAGCGCGTTCTTGTAGTCCGCCCGCGCGCACGTCGGTTGTTGCGAGCATTTGTCGTCCGCCTCTTCGCTGGCGGACCGCGAACAGCCGCAGCCGACGTATCCGCCGTATTGTCGGAGTCGTCGAAGCAAGCTTGCCACCGTAGAGCGCGTGTAGTTCATCGTGTACCCCGTGTACCCGCTGGCCCTGGGTACTCGTGTCGCTCGATGACGTCGTGCTCGCACTTGGGCCGGTCGGGGTCGTTGTTCCAGCAGCCCGCGCCGCACTTGTCGCAAGCCTCCCCGTTGCACATGAGGCAGTCGGGGCCCGGGCATTCTGGCGCGTCGTCGCTCATGGCTTCGTCTGCCCTGGGGGAGTGGCGAGGGCGCGAATGCGGGCGACTGCTTGGCGGGCGTGGACGCACTCGGCACAGTCACAGCCCATCGCATGGCGGGCGCCGGCCTCGACTGACGCCGCGCACGCCTCTACCGTTGCCGCATCAAGCCCGCCGAGACGCCCCGGGGAGCGGCTAGCACGGTCGCGCTCGAGCGCTTCGGTAAGAATCCCCGTCACCTTCTCGCACCATGCCCCCGGCGTTCGGGTAATGCCGCTATCGCACATGCACGTTGCCATCTGCACGGGATGAAGCCGGTGCGCTAACTCCCTCGCCACCTCCCGCGCTGGCCGTGCTGGCGCTACCGTCGGGGGAGCGGGCCGACTCGGGATGCAATCGCCTTCGTGTCCGGCCTTGTAGACGCACGTAAAGACGACCTTGGCGCATCCATCGGGGTCGAACGGCTGGCCCGTCGGGGGAGCCGGCTCGGGGGGTTCCGCCTTGGCGTGCAATTGCGCCCAGGCACTCCGGCAGCCATCGGAGCACCAGTAGCGCGTGACGCCGTACCGCTGGCCGCCGTAAATCCAGGTCATGTTCGGAACATCGGGATAGGCCTCGTCGCCGCACCACGCGGCACCCCAGGCATCGACAGGAAAGCTCGCCGCCCCCATCACGCATCCCTCAGTAGTGCGGCTGGGGTGGTCGCTTTCTTTGCCGTATCCATGTTTGATTACCTCCGTGGTCAGGTCCGCTCGCGAAATATCCGTCCGTCCTTGTGCCAAGCGCAGACGGGTTTACCGTTCACGACGCGCGTGGCTTTTCGGTAGCACTTGCGGCTCATGACGGAGCCGGGGTTGTTCACCCATTCTTCGCAGGTCACGAATCGCGTCGCGACGGTGTGCCACTTCACCCGCGCACCTCGTTGTAAGTCTCCAGGAAGGCGCCGACGTCCTCACTCAACTCGGCCCACTCGGCTTGAAAGTGGTCCTCGTCGCTGGCCTCGTCGCCCTCGACCTTCTTCCAGCGCTCCAGCAGTTTGACCGCCATCTTGAGCATGGATGCGGACACCGCGGCGTTCATAGCATCCTCGCCAGGATCGCGTCGCGCGTCTTGTCGCTCACCTCGGCGGCGACAACGCGGCCTAACGTCCCTATTGGCAGCCTTAGGATGAACGCCTCGCCCTTCGCAGACACGAGGCAGCGCGTGTGCGCGTAGTGGCGAACGTCGTACTTGATCAGGCCCTTGTCGTGCTTGTGGCAAAACCGGCACGACCGGAACAGGTCTAGGTAATCGTCCTTCGCCCTCATTGCTCACGTCCTTTCGTTTGATGTACGGGGGTCGGACTGCGATACGAGCGTCTTCAGGATCGCGTCGACCTCAGCCCAGACTCGGTTGATCCGGTAATACTCGTCCGGCGACGAAACGAGGCGGCCGCGGATCGGCGCGGCCTGGAGCGCGCCCGACGCCTTAGAGAGTTCCCTCATCGCCGCCTCGATGTGGCGGATAGCCTTCCCGGTGTCCATACCGGGTACGTTACGCGGTCAGGGTCTCTTGACGTAGGCGAGGAGGTCCTCGCGGTCGCCGCGCCAGACGTTGTGGTCGCAGGGACCGGCGACCCCGGGGCAGACGAACGTCTCGGAGTCCTGCCAGAGCGTCCAGCGCGGCCAGACCGGGAGCCCTTGGCGGTCGACCGGGAGCGCCGGCTCGGGCCCCTCGCGCGCGTCGTCGCCATCGTAGCGGGGGACCCAGAGGTCCGTGGCGATCGCGCTCGGCCAGGTCGGGGAGCCGAGCTCCTCCTTCCAGACGCGCGCCGAGGTGTAGACGAACAGCCGCCGGTCGCCGCCCAGCCGGATCGCCTCCTGGACCCACTCCTCGACGAAGCGGATATCCGGGCACCATCCGTCGTTCGGCTCGACGTCCAGGACCAGGCGCTCGTTGTCGCGCAGCCCTCCGCCGGCGGTCGCTACGTTCACTAGGAGGTCGGCCTGGGAGACCGCAGACGAGGTCGGCATCGGGAAGTGGTAGTAGAGCACCAGCTCGAAGGGCTGCGCGCGGGCGCCGTCCCGGTGGGCGGCGAACGTCGGGTCGAAGCCACGCCCGTTCGTCGCCTTCGCCCCGAAGATGTCCATCCCGGCGGCGAGGACCGCGTCCCAGTCGCGAACCGGGTGGTGATGCGAGACGTCGATCCCCTGCGCGCGCTCCATCCCCCGGAGCTTACACCCCGGCGAGCGCCGCGATCGCGAGCCCGCCAAGCCGTCCCCAGGGACGCTGGCAGCCCGCTCGGATACCGGTCCGGACCCTCACGTCTCGCTGGCTCCGCGCGACCGGAGCCGGACGCGCTTCCCTACCGCGCACGCCAGCGCGACGACCTGCGCCTCCTTGACGTCGAGCCGCCGGCCGATCACCGATTCGAGGTGGTAGCGGACCGTGTGCGCGTCGATCCCCTTCTCGGCCATCTCCCGGGCCTTCGCCTTCATCGCTGGTAGTTCCATGCCCCGGACGTTACGCGGCCCGACGCTTCTTGACCTTCTCGCGGAGGACCTTCGGGACGGCGTTCCGCCAGGCGACCCGGTGGTGGAGGCGCGGGCTCTTCGACTGGATCACCGCGACCTTGACCGAACTGGGCGAGTACATCACCGAGTAGAAGCTTTTCACGTAGGTCCCGGAATCCAGGTAGAGCTCCGACATCCCCCCCGGGTTCGTCTGGGTCTGGGTCTGCTCGAGCGTGACCTGGTTCGTCGTGAACATGAGAAGTCCGGTACTCGCCAGCCGCGTGTAGGCGTTCACGTCCTCGTTGATCCGGCCGATGAACTTGAACGGCCGGTCGACGCTGCATAGGAAGGAGTTCATGCACTTCCGCGCCAGCGCGACCTTCTGCGCGCGCGGCGACTGCTCGCCCCCGATGAAGTCCCCGCCCTGGGCGACCGCGACGGCGTGAACGCCAGAGGTCACGTAGAAGTCGAGCAGGGCGGCGAAGAGCCGGTCGAGGTCCTTCAGGACGCGCGGGTGGTAGGCGAGCCGATCGTCGAACCGGAACTGGAAGTGCCGATAGTCGTCGTCGAGTTGGATGAAGTACCGGAGGCCGAGCTGCTTCGCGACCTCGAAGCTCGCGTTCCGGGCGTAGATGATCGCCCGCATATCGTTGAAGTTGTCGCCCTGGTCGAAGGTCTTCGCGATCGCCCGCTTGTCGAAGACCACGACCTCGTCGCCGTACCGCTTCACGTACGCGGCGCGCTTCGGGTCGAGGTCGTCGACCAGGAGAACGATCCGCCCCGTGTAGCCGCTCCGCTTGAGCGTGTCGTAGGTGATGACGTTGTCCGGCCGCCCGTTCGTCAGGATGAACGCCGCGAAGTCCCGGAGCCTATTCGGCGGCGTCGGCGTCCGGCGGGTAGCCATCGGCGATCTCCTTGGTCATGACCACGAACCCCTGCTCGATCGCCTTCTTGAAGTCGATGATCACCAGCGCCGAGTTCTCGCAGAGGTCCTGGACCGCCTTCGACGCGTGCGCGTAGAACTCCGCGATCTTCTCGTAGTCGAACACGGCGTGGCGCTGGGCGGCGAGCCGAAGGAAGGTCTTCACCTCCTCGGGCACCTTGGCGTCCTCGATCTCGGTGAGGAGCTTCGCGGTCTTCCGGAGATCGCACAGCTCGCCGACCTTCGGCTTCTCCCCCTTCGGCTCGTAGATCGGGCTCTGAATCTTCTTCGTGTAGACGTTCTCGTCGCCTTCCCCGCCCTCGTTCGTCACCACGTAGGCGGCGTAGTCGTCCGATCCGAACCCGGTCCCGGTCAGGTCCTCGGCCCCGATCCCGACCAGCATCTTCGCGAGCGCGCCGTTATCCCAGCCGCCGAGCTCGACGCCGCGGTTGTCGGCGAGGATGTACTTCATCAGCGCCTTCCGGCTCTTGAAGCTCACGCCGCGGATGACGGGGACGTGCCACTTCCCCTTCCGGACCTCGATGCCGTCGGGCGCGTCGTTGCCGCCGTCACGCCAGCGCCGGAGCTGCTCGAGCCGGCCGTGGCCGGCGCCGACCATCTTGCTCCGCTCGTCGACGAGCACCGGCATCACGAAGTCGAATTCCTCGAACGACTCCTCCAGGAATTCGAAGTCGTGACCCTTCGGGTTCTCTGGGACGAACTTCGCGATCAGTCCGTCGAGGTCCTCATACTCAATCCGGTGGCGTCTCTGCGTGGCGGGCATGCGCCCACGGTATCACGACGCCCGGCCCGACCCCTCCGCGATCCGGGTCGCCTCGGCGTAGCCGGGGAGGTCGCCGGCGTCCATCCGGTCCGCCCGTTCCCCGCACCAGAACTTGACGGCGGTCCTCAGCAGGCCGGGCGACCACGCCCCGAGGCCGACCGTAATCAGAACCGCGGCGATCTCGACCCAGGTCAGCGTCTCGCTCGCGTTGTGCAGCCCGGCCGCGAAGGCGACCGTCTCGCGCGGGACGCCCGCGATGTTCACTTCAACCCCCGATCCATCTCGCGCCCGAACTTCAGGATCGCCATCCGGTCGCCGACGTCTCCACCTTCGAGCACGATGCCGGTGAGAGCCGCCTCGAACGCGCCCTCAATATCCGGGCATCCTGACTTGACGTTTCGAAGTTCGTCCCCCCTGCGGAGCTCCATCGAGTAGGGCCCTTCCATTCCGGACAGCGGGCGGACCGTAATCCGCCAGTCGCCCCTGTAGAAGTCGAGGAGGAAACCGCTGACCTCAGCTTCGTGAGGAGCGCAGACCTGGCGGAGGTCATCGGGCTTCACAGCGACGCCTTGACCAGCGTCGAGATGGCCCGGAGGCGCTCGGCGCGCGCGCGGAGCCGGCCTGACCGTTCCTCCCGTCGGTGGGTCCCCTCCCGGTCGAGGGCGCGGCTGATCGCCTCGACGATGGCGCCGACGCCGTAGTTGACGCAGGCCTCGCGGACGTCGACCGGCGCGACCTTCGCTTGCCATCGGCTGACCTCACCCGGGACCGACGACCACGGGCCGGCGTAGGTCAGCTCCCAGAGGGCCCCCACAGGCCCGTCCTGGGCAGCGAAGAGGTCGACCCCGGCGAACGTACCCCGCGCCGGATCGTCAGCGTGGCGCGTCGGTACGGGCCCGGGAGCCTCTAGGGCGCCGTCCCGCTTCAGGTACCGGAACGACCCGATATGGACGCCGCGCCAGCTCGCGTAATCGGCCGTCGTCCCGAGCGACGTCGTCGTCTGGCGGATCGCCACCCGGTCCGAGAGCGCCGGCAGCGCGGGCGCGACGACCGCCATCACCGCCGCCAGGAGCTCGGCCTCGGCGAGGGCGTTGTCCTGGTTCGCCGCCTGGCTCCGGTCGAAGACGTCGGCGACCTCGTCGGCGCGCGCGGCGAGACCCTCCAGCCCCGGCCTCACGGCTGCACGATCCTTGCGTGAGCATCCGCGACGAGCTTGTCGACTGCGGCCGGCACGTCGGGCCCGTTGGCGCAGAATTCCGCCGCGACAGACTCCGTCTCGCCGTCCTTCTCCCGAACTACCTCGAAAGATGCCTCCCCCGTCTGGAGCATCTCCACCTCGAAGCGCCCGCCTGCTGCGATGACCGCGCGGGCCTTATCCTCGACATCTGCGGGGCGATTGATCCACTGCGGGACCTTCTCGCCGAATGGCATGAGGTACAGAGTGAACGGGATCCCCGGTCTGACTGCTGGATTTTTCATCTACGTATCCTCCCCCGGCTCAGCGCCGGCCAGAAATTTCTCCCTGCACTTCGTGTGAACGAACGTCTCCCGCTCGACCTCGACCGCCTCCCCGCCCTCGCAGGCGAGAGGGCAGAAGCAGCACGCCTTCCCGCACTCCTCGCACGACGGGTGGCGCTCGGCCTCGACGTCATCCCGCTGGAAATCGTCAGGCTCGCCGTCGACGTCGAACTCCATCACGTCGCCGGGGCCGAGGAGAGTCACGAAGCGGCCTCGGCATCGACGACGATCAGGGCGGTCCGGACCCCCGTCCCCGAACTCTCGAACGTCCCCGCCGGCAGAGATTCCCAGATACCGCCGCGCTCCTCGACGATCGGGCGGAGGCGGTCGTTCTGGCGCGGCCCGTCGGCGACGATCGCGACGAGTCGGCCGCCGGGCGCGAGCATCGTCAGCGCGTGGAGGACGTGCACGATATCCTGCCCGTTCGCGAAGGGCGGGTTCATCAGGATCCGCGGGTAGCAGCCGGCGAAGTCCGTGACCGTCAGGAAGTCCGCGCACCGCGCCTGGACCTTGTATCCCGGGAACTTCCGCGAGAGAGCCGCGCACAGCGTTGCGTTGATCTCGTAGGTCATGACCTCGGTATCGACGGCGTCGAGGACGGCCTGGATGATGGCCCCCGTCCCGCCGCTCGGCTCCAGGACGCAGAGCCCCGGCTCGAGTTGCGCCTTCTCGACCATCCGGCGGGCTAGCTCGGGCGGCGTCGGGAAGAGTTGGGGCGCCGAAACGACCTGAACGCCGCCCTTCAGCGCCGCCTCGACCGCCTTGAACGGCGCGTCCGCCGCAGCCTCTCGCTCCTGGCGCGCGTGGCGCTCGTCTGCGCCGGCGATCTGGCGCTTCGCG